TTAAATTTATCTAGACCACCACATTTAATACAAGATAATCAATTATCTGTTGCAACTGATTGTGTTTATAGGTCAGGCAAATGGCAGAAACGTGATGGCTTTGCAAACTTAACTGCAACAACAGATACTGCAAAAGTATTAGAGATAACTGACCAAATAAGAAATGATGGCACAGCTAGAAGATTTCATGCTACAACAAATAATATATATGAATGGAATGGTAGTAGCTACACAGCTAGATTAGCTGCAGGTAGTAATAGATTATCAACAGAAAAATTATTCTTCACAGAAATAAACAATGAAATATATGTAGCAGATAGTAAAAACAGTATAGCTAAATCTAGCACAGGAGCATTTAGCAATGTATCTTGGGACACTAGTAGTTCTGGTAGAAACCTAACTACTGCACATGTAGTGCTAGCATTTAATTCTAGATTATTATTTTTTAACACAACAGATGGTACAGATGGAGAAGTGCCATTTAGAATGTTGTACACAGACGTACTAGATTTTGATAGAATAAGTAATTTAAATTTTCTAGATTTAGATTATTCTGGTAGCCCTATTATAACAGCAAAAAGATTAGGTCAAAACTTTATAGCAGTATATAAATCAGACTCTATTGTAACATTACAAGACCAAGGTAGTCCATTATTTTTTGTACCTAAAGCTAGACAAACTATAGGTATCATAGGACCAAAAGCTTTAACAGATATACCTAATGGACATGTGTTTGTAAGTAATGATGGTATCTATGTATTTAATGGTGCTAACGTAGAACCTATAGCAGACAGAACTGTAGTAAATGAATTATTTAGTAATTTAAATTATACATACAAAGACAACATATATTGTTGGACAGATTTAAAAAATAGAGAAGTAATAATACACTATCCTACGGGTAGTAATGAAGAACCTGATAAATGCATTGTATGGAATTATCAATCTAATGTGTGGAGTCAGTGGAATTTTGCTGCATACTCAGGATTTTATAGATATAGAACTGTGGCAGCACCAGAAGTTTATTTTGGTTCTAGCTCAGGCATAGTAAAACAAAGAGATACATCAGGAACAGATGGTAGTTCTGCAATAGCTAGTACATTATCAACAAAAGCATTTCATAGTGTATTTGGTGGACAAGTTCTTGGAGCAAGTCCTGAAGGAGCTACAGATTATGTACAAGTATTAAGAGTACAAACAGATGCTACTCCAACAAGTACAACAATATCTGTAGGAACTGCAGACTTAGGTACAGACACACCTAGCTTTACAGACCAGACTATAACAGATGAAGATGGTAAAGCACCAAGAGCAGACTTCAATGACTATGGTAGATACATAACAATTAAAGCTACAAACTTTACAAGTTTGTCAGAGTTTGTAGTAGATTTAGAATCTGGAGGAGATAGTTAGTGGCTATAAATCAGTACACGTTTGATGATATAGTTTTACCAGTACCTCCAGTGTATGTACCTGGAGAGGTGTTTGATTATACTACTAACAAACTACCTAAGTATTTAAAATCACAATATACATCTATGTTAGATTTAATCTCTGCTATACAAAGTGCATTTCTTGTAAGCAATGAACAAATATCTGGATTAGATGCAGATAAGATTACAAACAATACACAATTTACGCAAAGTGTATTTGTAGGTGCAGAAAGTAAAATAAAACTAGACGGTGTAAATAATCAAATAACTATTACAGATAATCAAGGTTCACCAGTTACAAGAGTTATACTTGGTAAATTAAGTTCTGCTACAGATGACTATGGATTAAAAGTTATTAATGACAGTGGTGATGTAAAGTTTCAAACTGGCTCAACTACATTTATAGATGGAGGCATCATAACTGCAAACACAGTTACAGCTACTCAGATTGCAGCAGATACAATTACAGCTACCCAGATAGCTGCTGATACTATAACGGCTACAGAACTTGCAGCAAATTCTGTAACAGCTAGTGAAATAAATGTATCTCAACTATCAGCTATAGCAGCTGATTTAGGTACAGTAACAGCAGGTACTATTACAGGTGGTACAATACAAACTGCATCTAGTGGTCAGAGATTAGTTGTAGGTAGCACAGGATTACAAGCTATTAATAGTAGTGGGACTACAGTAGTTACTATTGGAAATGATGGACAATTTAGATTTGGTCCTAGTAGTGGTGATAATGTCTCATGGAATAATACAACCTTATCTGTAACTGGAGATATTATTGCTACAGGTAATATACAGGATGGAGCTATTACAAATCCTGTAGTTACAACAGGTACATCTTCTGATGGTAGTAATGTAGATTTAGTTGTGTCTACTAAAGGTGGGAATATTGTAGCTACTATATCTGTTGTAGCTGTTGTACGAGGTCTTACTGCTGTAGGTACAGGATTAGGAAACATGAGAGTGCAAATAGATGGCAACACGTTTAAAAATGTTGTAGGTTCTAAAGCTACATCTGGTGGTGGTAGTGTAGTAGTACCACAAAATACTGATGGGCAAACATGTACTGGCACATTCTTAGACGGAGACCCAGCAGGAAGTATAGGTAGTGCAGCTAACACAACATATACTGTAGCAGTGGATATTACAGATGTAATAACTGATACCACATTAAGTGTGCAAAGTTATACTGTAAAATTAGTAACATTGGAGACATTTAAATGAGCAAGTGTGAATGTAAAAATAAAGAAATATTAGAGAAAAAATTAGAACAAGCAAAAGATAATTTTGAACAGATGAAAGCTAGTATACAGTTTATATCTGGTCAGATAAAATTACTAGAAGAACTAATAGAATGTTCTTGTAAGGATGAAGAATGCGATTGCAAGACTGGATAGATGAATATACCAGAGAGGCGAAGCCCTGTTTAGATGTTACACCTTTTGTAACTAAAACAGGTATTAGCGAGAATGTATGGGTTGATAATAAACCTATAGGTATATTCGTGTATACAGAACAAGAAGATATTATGACTATACATATTTTATGGATAAAGAAAAATCATAGACATAAATTTAGAAAAGCTGCTAAGTACATAGCTAGTTTTGCTAAAGACGCAGGATATAAAAGAGTAGAACTAATTACTGATTTAAGAGTATGCCAGTTAATAGAAAGATACTTAAAATTAAAACCTGTACAAAAAATATATTTAGAAGAAATAGATAGAATATTGGAGGTTCTATAATGGGATTTAGTAGTGGTAAAACAAAATCTAAAAATGTATCTGGACCATCTAGACAACAGACAACAGCAGCAAACTTGTTGCTTGAATCTATTGTTCCAGGAAGTGTAGGAACACAAGGATACAGTAGGCAACAGGAACAGCAACCTGTTCAACAAATGCAAACAAAAACAGGATTACCTTATGAAGGTCCTGACCCAGTAACGGAGTTAAGAAACCCTAGAGCTTTTGGGAGTGGTACATTTCAACCTGCTCAAACACCTGATGCTAGTAAAGTAGGACAAGGTACATTAGAAGGTTTTATGGCAACACAAAGAATGGCAGACCAAGGAGCGTATACATCTTCAATAGGAACTGGCAGAGAGTTTAGTGGGCAACCACTAGGTCCAGATGCAGTAACTAGAACATTGTTACCAAGTCTAGACCAAATGAGATTTAAAGGTACATTTGACCAACTTGATGAAGGTCAGCTGTCTCCAACAGCTGCTGATATCATACAGGAAGGTGCTAATCTAGCTAAAGACCCACTTGGTACAGCTCAACAAGCAGCAGCTCAGATAGACACAGCAGTACAAGAAGGTCAGGTAACCACATTACCTGAGTTACCAGAGATAACTAACTATATAAATAAGGTATATGAAGATATGCCTACACCACTTAAAAATGTTATAGATGATTTCTTACAAGGTGGTACAACAGAGAAGATAGAAGAAAGTATACAACAGAATGTAGCTGCTATAAAAACACAAGCAGAAGACATATTGAAAGACCAGTTAGATATTACATTTGGTAAGTTTGCTTCTATGGGAGCGACAGGTGGAGCTATGTTTGCTGCAGCAGGAGATGTAACTACACAAGTTATGGGTAATGTATCTGCAAGTATAGCAGGTTTCTATGCCCAAGCTTTGACACAAGCACAGCAACAACAACAACTTGCTTTACAAACATTAAGCACTGTAATAGGAACAGCTGGTCAACAGCAAGCTCTAGATGCACAAAGACAAGCTATAGAGTTAGATACAACTACAAAACTAATAAGTGCAAAATACAATCTATATGCAGGTTTAACACAAGAGTTTTTAAGACAAAACCAATTTTATACAGACATAGTTAGACAAGAAACTCAAGCTGCAAACCAGCAAGAGTTTCAAGCAATGAGTATGTTTTATGAAATACTTACAAGTTTAGCAACAGGAGGACCAGGGGTTAGAGAAGGCACAACTCGTCAGTCTCAATTTACCTTTGGATTATAATTATGGCAGAACCAACAAAAAGATTTAATCCTAACTTTGGTCAAGTAAATCAACAAGTAGACCAAGAAGAAGACGAACAAGTAGAATTATTACCAACTGCACAGATACCTGGAAGTGGTGGTGATGTGATAGCAAATATGTTTAATAAAAGTGCAGAAGCTGGGGGTGCATCAGCTGGTGGGGGTATTCAAATGGAACAACAAAGCCCTCTTAAAGCTTTTGGTAAACAGCTATTAAATAGAACTAAAATAGGTAGTGCTGTAAATGCATATAATGAACAACAACAAATAAACAAAGCAAATAAAATAAATCAAGGTTTAACTTCTGGTGGTAAGTTTGAGTATCAACGAGCTGATGGTCCTACATATGTGGATGCAGAAGGTAATGCTATTACAGATACAGAAACTATAAACAAACTAAATCAGCAAACTGGATTTACAGGTCAATACAATACCATGGCAGCTGGTGGACTTAAATCTGCAGGATTAGTTAAATTAGTAGATTCAGACACTGGAGAAGTATTAAACG